AATTTATTACCAAGCAAATAAATATATCTATGCTTTCTTGGTCTATCAACTTGTATAAACTTATCTGTATTTTTTTTGCGTTCTTCTAATGTATAAGATTCACAAACTGTTTTGCTATGTAAGTTACTACCCTTGATTCTCCATTCTCTTCTTTTGTCTGATAGTCCTGTATAAATAAAGTTAGTTGCTTGATAAACAATACCAGTATGATCTTGCTCTGTATCAGCATAAGAAACTATAATTTTTGGTCTTGGTAATAATTTAAATGAAGCAGAAATTAACATTGATGCTTGATTTTTTTTATTATATTTTAAAACCAATCTATTAAGTTCTAAGACATCATTCTTATATGTTTCACCAGCAATACCTTTACATAGAGCTGGAGATGGTGGAAAACCATAAGAAACCATACCTATAATTTTATTCATATCAAATAGTCCATAAGCATAGCTTATTGATGGCATCCTCTTTGCATAATGTAAGTCCAATATAAATGGTTTTGTATCTTCATAATTAATTTGCTCAACTGTATATTTTCCAACTACAACACCTTCTGCATCATCAAATAGTTTACCCATTTTTCTTGATCGTTAATGTCTTACTTCTAATCTCATAAGCATCTTTAGGTGGCACTATCTTTTCAGGTTGTGCTTTATACTTTCGCATCTTCCAATGTACTATGTATTCACCAGTTCTACCAATAGATGCATTACCCATTTGATCCATAATATGTGCTGAAAGTTTTTCTTTCATAGCACCAAGATTCTTAATCATGTCATTAGTTTGTTCTAATTGCTTGATAAACTCTACTGTATCTTCAGGTAGTATTTTTGTTTCATCATTTGCGTTTGGATATTTTATATGTGCATCAGATGTAACTTGTGGAGTGTAGTAATCTTCTTCATCTATTCTTCTATTAAAGTCCATTACCTTTTTTTCTAATTCTTTTTCAAACTCATAGTCTTTAGGTATGACATAAATTCTAAGATCAGTTGACTGGTAAAGAATAATTAAAATACCTGCATTTGCTTGTGTAGTTGACATAGCAGCTTTGAGTTGCAAAACACCTAACCACTCAGGTGGTACATCGTCAGGATAGATGCTTGTACATTTAACTTCTATTGGAGCTTTGCCATCAAGATATACTTCAGAACTATCTAGTGTCCATATACCATTGTCTGCATCTTCTTTTACTGTAAGCTCACTAGGATATGCCATACCATCTAACGATCCTTCTAAGGGCAACATAGGATGTACTACTTTTTCTGTTACTTTATCATCATATTTATCTATACCCAGTCTTTTCATACATTCTTGTATCAAAGGTTTTTCTAATACATCTCCTGTTCGTTGTCGAAGTGTTTGTGGCGTTCTTATACTCTCCCCATGCCTTGCCCTTATGCAGTCATTTAAAACCTCTTGTTTGCTCTTAAAATGTCCCTTGTCAAACAAATATGGCACTAAGGAATGAGTGCAAAAATCATCTCTTGTGATCTTACCTATTGCTTTCATCTTGCAATACCAAGTATGTATTTAATTTCTTCTAAGCTATCTCTAACTTTATATTCTTCACCTAGCACTTCTACTATAACTTCACTAGTAAAATCATCTTTATAAAAACCACTTATAAATCTAGCTGGTATGTTTAGTTCACCACCACCTGATAAATTAAATGTTACATTCCTACTCATTTTCTAACTCCTCTAGTTTTGCTTTTTCGTTAAATAATTTATTACGTTTATATGCTACCACTTCTTCAGCTTGTGCTAATTCTCTTTCAGCAATCTCTATTCTTGTATGCTGTTCGATAATTGCACAAGCCTTAGTAAATGGATCAGACATAAGATTTAACTTCTGATTTGATCTCTTGAAAAGTCTTATAAGTCCAACCAAATTTCTTTCTTGATTTTTTAGTATTAGATATTCCAAGTTCTCTAGCTTTATTTGTTATGTCTAACTTTTCTTGTTGTTCAGCAAGTGTAGATAAACAAGCCTTATCCCATTCACTTCTTTTAATTTTTCTATACCTAGAATATTCAGAAGTTCTGTAATAAACCCATTTGTAACCAATAGATTTAGTTTCTGCTACTCTATAGCCATTAATGTAAACCCACCACTTTTGTTTATTTTGCATTTCTTTTCTCCTTGCTGACTCTATACTTATGCTTTGCTTTTTTGCATTTAAGTATTTGATGTCCTAGTAAAATCATGTCGTTAGTTTGACAAGCTATAAACCAAAACTTACTTTTTGGTACATATACTTCTAATGTGTATCTCATTATGCACTCTCCCTCTTGCTAATGTTATTTGATTTGTAGTAACCAATTCCTCTACCATCACAATCAGCAATGATTCTTTTTGAAGTGAAGCCGACTATAGTACCCCAAACTTTAAATGTACCATCATCTGCTAATGTGGATTTTGGCATAAAGCTAGTAAGGTTTACCCAAACTTTTTCGCCTATTTTGTATTGATTCTTTTCCATGTTAATTACTCCTTTTTTAAATAACATAGTATTAATATACATAAATATATATATATGTTCAAGTATTATTTTAATTATTTTAAAAGAGGATTTATCTTGGGTACTGAACTTAGCTGATCCAAAGTGTCTTTAAAAGAATCTATAGCTAATGTTGGCGTGATTATTGATGTATCAAATGAGAAGTAAGTCTGCGAAGAGTTATTTGGTTTGAAGAAGATATGTTTTCCTTTGCTATCAAAAAACACAAAAGCGTGTATATCACAATGATAGTGCTTATATACACTAGATAATGACCTTGAATTTTCAGTTGCAAAAACATATTTACCTTTTTTTGTTTCTCTTCTACTCTTAACCTGAATAGTATATTTAGCAGAACCTAACTCTACCATTAAGTCTGCTGGATGTTTTTCTTGGGTTCTATAACACCAATCACAATGCTCTAAAAGAAATGTTTGAACTAAAGATTCTCCTAATGCACCAAGCCTAGAATTAGCCTGATGATCTTCACTTGTCTTTTTGCCCATCTTTGTTGCATAGAGCTAATTGTCTTGAATTATACAATGCTCTGTTTGGAGTTTGAATAGCATATCTTGATCTAAGCACTTCTTCTGATGCTTCTAACCACTTACCAAGCTCCATTAGCTTCCTAGTTTCTCTAAAAGACATAAAACCAGTAATACCCATTTGAAAGCACATATCAATACATACCAGTCTAGCTTTTTCAGGGAAGGTACGCCATACACCCCAGTTCTTGGTTAGTTGCTCTTGTACTCTTTTAATATCATTGTTAAGTAAAAATAGAGCTTCTTCTTCTGTTATACCTCTATCTTCTAAATTTCTTCCAATCCCAAGAGTTAATTTATTTTCTGAACAATGATAAGGATTTAATCTTAACCCTTCGTGTCTCCTCAACATATCAACTATATTATCTAGCATAATTGAGTAGTTGCCACCCATCATTGAGTTAAGCCTTGTTTCTTTTCATAAGTTCTAAGACCACCTAAACCTAACATACCCATCAATACTGTAAGTAATGATCCCATATCAAATTGTGGAAGCTGTATATCAACTGCATATAAAGTAAGAAAAAATACTAATACTGGTTCAATAATAAAATGATAGTCTAAAGCAGTTGCACATACCCAACCTGTAAATGGTCGCCACCCTGCAACAAATATTGTTCTATGCTTTGCTTCTTCTTTGTTAACTTCTATTTGAGCCATATTAGCTCTATGAAGTTCTGTTTTGAGTTCGTGTTCTAGTTTTTGTTTTAAATCCTTATCAGCAACAAACTTATCAAGAATATTGCTAATAGGATCAATAAGTTTTTCTAACATATTACATAGCTGTTTTTACAATTAATGTTACTAAAGATGCAACAATAGTTGTAAGACCACCAATGAGCCAAATCTTAATATAATCAATTGATCCTTGCAGAGCATCAGTTTTTTTATATATAGTTTTCCATCTTTCCTCGCACATCTTTTCATGTACTCGCAAATCTGAATGAACATCATTAGCAGTCTTTCTAGGCATTATTCTTCTTTTACCTCTTCTACAACTTCAGGCTTCAGACTTCTTTCAAAAGATTGTATTACTATGTTTTTATAATCATTAGTCATAACATAATCATCATGTGCTGCTTGTAGTGTTGCAAGTTTTCTACCAATAACATTCAACCTAGATGCTAGTGCCATCTGTTCTTCACTAAGATCAGACTTTCGATACTCAACATCATTAAATGTAATTATTACTGGTTCTTGGTTTTCCATATTTTTCTTTTCACTCATATTTACTCTCCTTATAAGTTAATTAAAAATTAGTATATCAGTTATCTAAAGTTACTGTTATAGAAGTTGGATTTTTTTGATCTTCTATCTGTTGATCTAAAGTGGTTTCAATTTGAGTTACTTGTTCTTCACCCATAGATTCTTTGACCCAATTCTCAACAATTTCAATAGTAACTTGATCAAAAGGTTTAAAATCTTGTATATCTTCTGTATTTAATGATTGAGTCCCATAAGTTGATGCAGAATAATCTCCATCTTCTTTTTCGACTCTCCAATGCACATTGTAGATAACTTGCTCATGTCCATTATGTTCATGATTGTAGTAATCTACAGTTTTACAATTCCAATTTGCCATATTTATTCTCCTTTTTAATTAGCTTTCTAAAGCTGTTATTCTTGCTTCTAGTTCTTGTATTGTTTTTACCAGTAATGGTACTAATTTACTTTGATCTATGCCTTGCATTTTTTCACCATCTTTTTCACCTGATATTGCTTCAGGTACTATATCTTGTACTTCATGTGCTATAAATCCGTCAAGAGTTGTATCTGCATCAGCTTTAAAATTAAATCTAGCAGGTTTTAGTTGTTTTAGTCTTGTTGTAGCATTCCAATCGTAATTTACATTTTCTTTAAGTCTGTAGTCTGAAGATGTGTTGTAAGCTGTTGATGTGCCATTAGTTGTTATAGTTCCAACTTGGTCACTAGGATTTATACTACCAGCACGAAAATCAACTAAGAAACGAGTGCCTGATGTTGCAGTATGAGCTATAACAGCAGTACCATACGAGCTATTACTATTTTCAGCTAAAAAACCAAATGACGCATCACTATTTTTTACATGAATTCTAGCAGAAGGACTTGTCTCTCCAATTCCAACATTGCCTGAACTATCAATACGGAGCCTTTCTCCATCAACACCACCAAATGCATATGCTATGTCGCCTGATTGTGTGCCATTAAATTCTAGTTTTCCATCAGTTGAATTTCTACCTATTTTATATGCTGCTGCTGCACTTCCATTGTTTAGTCTTAAAGTATCGCCTGATGCTCCATTGACAACTAATGCAGCACCTACTGTAGTCGTTCCAATTCCAACATTCCCTGAAGCATCAATACGCATTCTTTCTGTGCCACCAGTAGTAAGCCCTATAACATCAGAACCTGGTAAAAACATACCAGTATTAGTATCATCTACATTTGAATAAGATGGGTTAGCAGCACTTGATACAGCACTCCTTAATAAGAATCCATTATCGCCTGTTGCTGAAGCCTTTAATGCATTTGTAGCTGTTTCAATAGCTCCAGTACTACCTAATTTAACATTGCCAGTTACTTCAAGCTTAAATGAGGGCGATGTATTTCCAATTCCGACATTGCCTGAACTATCAATACGCATTTTTTCAGATAATGTGACTGCTGCATCAGCACTTCCTGATGCTTGTGTAAACCATTGATGAACACCAGCTTCTTGTCTATAAGCACTAGATTCATCTGTTGTTATATTAGCAAAAGCACCTGTGCTTGATTTAAGATACATATTATCTGTAAGCCAAGTTCCATATAAACCACCTGAATTTGCATTTTCAGATATAACGCTACCTTTTTCACCAATAAATAATTGCGACCAACCAACATGTGTTCCTGATGGTGGAGTTTTCTTTATACCTAAAGCAGATGCACTTGTAATCCTTACAGTTTCACTTTCACCTGCTCCAAGTATTATGTAATCACCTGATGCTCTTAGTTGCGATGTACCTGCTGAGTCTATAAATTCAAAACCAACTTCAGCATCACT